CTGCGAGCGTTATCGGTGAGGTCGCGCGCCTGGCGGCGGGCGAATGCGTCGCGCTCCTCCTCGCTCATGCCGCGCATGCGGCGGTCCTGTGCCTTGTCGGCGCCGGCCTGGCGGGCGTCGGCGGCGTCGCGCAGCAGGCGGGCGGACTCCTCGCGCAGCGATCGGGCCTTGTCGATGGCCTCGTCCCAGACGCTGCTCAACTTGCTGCCCAGCGCCTCGTAGCCCTGGATCTGGTCCGCGATCGCCTTGCGCTGGATCTCCGCGCCCTTCTCGATCGCCTCCTTGGTCGATAGCAGGATCGAGGCGTTCGCCTTGCCGGCCTCCACCGCGCGCAGCTTCTGCAGCCGCAGCGTGGCGTTGGTGAGGTCTTCCTCGATCTTCAGCCTGCACTCGGCATCTGCTCGGCGACGCGCTCGAGCACGGTGTTCAGGCCTGCATAGGCGGCGGCCGCGGCGGCCACGCCAATCGCCGCCTGCACGGGATTGACCGCCGCGAGCGCGATCGCCGCCTTGATCGCGGCGGCCGTCGTCAGGCCCAGGCGCGCGATCAGCGGGACGAGCGCGACTACCAGCAGCGGCAGTCCGTACTGCACGACAGCCTCGATGTTGTCGGCGATCAGCGTAATGCCCTTGGCCAGGGCGTTCGTGGCGCCGAGCGCGCGGTCGATGCCGCCGACCATCTCGACGGTCTCATTGCGCAGCACCACGAAGCTCTGCCCGACGGTCTGCGGCAGTTGGGCAAAGTCACGCCCGACACGGCCGGCCACCTTCTCGAGGGCGGCGACCACGACCTCGGACGTAAGCAACCCCTGCTCGCCCATGCGCTTGAGCTCGCCGCGCGAGCGGCCCAAGCCCTCGGCAATGGCATCGGCCACCGCGGGGGTCTGCTCGAGGATGGAGTTGAGCTCCTCGCCGCGCAGCACGCCCGAGCCCATCGCCTGGCCGAACTGCACGAGGCTCGCCTCGGCCGCGGCGGCGGACGCCCCCGACAAGGCGATCGACTTGGTGACGGTCGACACCACGGCCGCAGCCTGCTGGCCGTTGCGCCCCATGGCGTTGAGCGATGGCCCCAGGCGGCTATACAGATTGACCGTCTCTGCGATCGGTGCGCGTGCGTCACGCGCCACGTCCCTCAGCGCCGCTTGCACCTCCAGGAAGTCGCCGGTGTACTGGGTGGCTAGGCGCAGGCGGGCCGTGTACTGTTGATACTCCTCAGCCATCGTCAGGATGCGCTGCGCAGACAGCGCGGCGGCCACCGCGGCGAGCGCACCTTGCAGCGGCCCCAGCTGGGTGTTGAGGTCGCCCACGCCCCCGGTCATCCGTGCGACGGCGGCGGTGGTCGGATCCAGCTGGCCGCGTAGCTCGGCGATGCGCTTGCTGCCTGCGGCGAAAGCGCGGTCAAACTCGGCGCCGGAGACGCGCGAATCCCCAGCCAGGCGCTGCATAGCCTGCTGCACCTTGTTGATCTCGGCCTGGATGGATTGCGACGAGCGCACGCCGAGGGTGTCGAGTGCCCCCTGCTTGTTGCCGTCGACTGCGGCCCCGATCGCGTCGAGCCGCCCGGTGCGGGCCTGGGCTGCAGCCGCCTGGCCGGCTGCGGCAGCCGCTTGCCGCGCGGCCTCGGCCTGCGCCCCACCGGCGGCAGCCCCCGCGGCCTTCAGCCGGCGATACTCCGCGGCCAAGTCCTTGACGTTCACCCCGGCTTGAGTGAGCGCTTGGCGCGAGCTGTTGAGGCGCTGCTCTTGCTGCTGCAGCGCATCCTTCAGCCCGGCGGCCTCGCGCTTGGCAGACTCGAATTCGCGCTTGAGCTTGGCCGAGGGTTTCTCGGTCGCAGCCATTTCCCGGGCCAGCTCCGAAACGCGGGCGGTTGCGGCCTCGAACTCGCGCTTCGTCTCGACTGCTCCCTTTTTCAGGGAGCGAAATACCTCGATGCCCTCGCGTGCGTCGGCAGATACCCGCAGCGCAAGATCCAGATTCCGATCCGCCATCCCCTACCTCCCCAGCCGTGCGCGCGCCAGCTCCAGCGAGCGCAGGAATTGACGGAACCCCTTGCCGTCGGCCTGGGCGGCGCGTGCGATGCTCAGCGCCTCCACACGCAGATCAGCCTGCAGGCGCGCGTGGGCCGCCATGTACTGCTCGACCTGCGCCAGGGAGTAGCGTGCGATGTCCTCGGGCCGGTGCCCGGCCTCGATCAGCACTGCAGCGGCCGTCGCCCAGCTGATGTGCTCGCGCGCGCCGCGCGGGCCGTGACGCACGCCGGCGCGCGGCTCGCACAGCACACGATCCCCCTGCCACATCGCACCGAACAGCGCGTCGAGCTGGGCCTCGGGCAGCCCCGCGACCCAGGTCTCGTCCTCGCCGCTCAGCCGCGACAGCACGGACAGGATGCGCGCGGCCCACGCGGCCACCTCCGGCGCGTCGTCGGGCGTGCCCTCGGCAGGCTTGTCGGCATAGATGCGCAGAAACTCGGCCAGCTCCCCCAGCCACACCCCGCGCACCGCCACCTGCCGTCCACCCACGGTCACACGGACCGGGGCAGCGAACAGGGCGTCGAGCTCGTCGGCGATCGCGGCGCTCATGGCTTAGGGCATCATCGCCAGGCGGCCGTAGTAGCCGAACTGGTCGCTCGCGCTCTTGGTCGTGTCGGCCAACAGGGACCCGCCGATGGGCGACTCCAGGCGGCTCTGGCCGTCCTGGATCAGAGACAGCGACTCGCTCGGCGGCGGGCTCCAGCGATAGAACTCGGCGACGAAGTTCCGGTAGGTCGCGCCCGGCACGGTGTTCGTCCCGACGATCTTGACCCAGTATTCGAGCGCGGTGCCGCTCATCATGCGAATGAAGTCGACGGCGCCAGGCGTGAGGTCGGCCAGGATCGGCGCGACGAACGGACCGCCGGTCGTGAGGTTGAGAATCTCCACGTCGCCGCTCTTGGCGTGCAGCCGGTAGTTGACGTCGGGGGTCAGCGTCTTCGGCGAGCCGGTCGAGTCAGTCACGGTCACAGCCGACACGTTGAACGCCTGCAGGCTAAGGAACTGCCCGACTTCGGGCAGGGTCTCGGAGATCACGCGATCCGTCACCGGCGTCACGGTCTGCGCGACCTCTTCGCCGCGGCTCGCGATCTTGAAATTTTCGTTGTTGAACTGCAGGAACGTGATCGTGAGGTTTGCCTCGGTGTCGCCGGGCAGCACGAGGCCGTCGCCGCGCTGGCCTGTCCAGTTCTCCTTGAACTTGGTCTCGTTGGGGGTAAAGCCGAACTCCATGAGCGCGTCGCCGACCCAGCGCAGCGGGCCCGGCATGCCGTTGCTACGGCGCTGGCCGGCAAAAATCTTGCCCGGGCCACTGAAATACTCGAGGGTGTCCATTAGCGGATCTCCAGTGATGCGGCCGGCGTCAGCGCGGCGCGGTTACGAAATCGAGCTCAAATGCGAGCGGGTAGTACGCGAACGCCACGCCGAATCCGGGCGCCATGCCCGACGCGGGGCGCAGCGGGCGGCCATCGTCCAGCGGCTGCCAGCCCACAAGCGCAGCGCGAATCAGCGGCAGAAGCGGCCCGGCCTCGCCGGCGAGTGCGGTGTTGTCTCCGCCCTGGCGGGCGTTGCGCACGGCGAGCACCACCACCCAGCGCTGCGCGCCAACGGTGAGGCGCGGCGCGCGCGGATCCGGGGTGATGCGGTCTCCGAGGTAGGCCACGACGGCCGCGGGCGCCTGGGCCTTGACGCGCTGGTCGATCGCATCCGCGGCCAGGGTAGTCATCGTCTCGACCATGCGCAGCGCGGGAACCTGGGCGCGCAGGCGCGTCACGATCGGCTCTGCAGCAGCCAGCCAGTCCTCTGCCAGCGAGCTCATCGGCGGTCTCCGCGCGCGAACAGCTGTCGGCCGGTGCTGATCTCGACCATGCCCATGCCGGCGCTGCCGCTATGCTCGGGCAGCCCGAGACTGGCGCGGCCGTCGGCCACCAGGCGCAGGAATGCGACGGCGGCGAGGTAGCGCTTTTCGACCAGCTCGGGCGCGGAGTGGGTGTAGAGGTGATAGCGCGTGATGTCGCACGCCAGGTGCGTCAGCCGTGCCGGCACGGTCGCCAGCGGCAGCGCATGACGCATCGCGATATAGCCGTCGATCTCGGAGTCAGCGGCCGCCTGGGCGTGCGCCAGCACCGCCGCATCGATCTCGCCCGACGGGGGCGTATCGCGATCGGTCAGTTCGATCAGCTCGTCTGCGCCGAAATGCTCGACCAGGTCGGTCTGCGTTGCGTAGGGCATGGGATGCGCCGTAGTGACGGGATGGCGTCATCTTCTGCCGTGCGGCCCGCGCAGAGGCGCGGGGCAACCT